TCATCCGACCAAACTTGACACGATCCATTTGTATACGCACCATGCGCCAACTTGAATTGTCTTGTTGTCATGGGTCTTGGGTCTTGCCACCACGACTTCATCTTTGTCGGTCTTTCTAAGTTATAGGTAATGATGGGAGTGAGGTCACGTTGGATAATAACATCAAGATCAAAGAAAATAAAACGACCACTAGGCTTATCAGGAGCAAAGTTGTGAGTATTAAAAACAAAAGTTTTAGGCCTGTCCCAACAACGTGCCATACCATACTTAAAATCTTCAGTCCCAAACCAATACTTAGGATGGATATCAGGAATATCAGGAAAAGGGATAACAGTGATATCGTCATCTAAACCCTCTGCATCATCTGTGTAACAATAAAAATAGACATCGAACTGATCCGGAGTATTTCTCCTAGCCATGTTCTTCAGTCTGTTCACAAAGTGTGGGCCGTATTTTGTTCCCCACTTACTACAAACATAATTAACTCGCATTGCAACCACCACACTTCTTGTGACAAATAGTCAGGGGATTCCTTTTCAAACTCTGACTTATGTTTTCAAAATCATTGCTGTAAATTATCTCACCTACAGTAAAGTTCTTCAGACTATTATACTTATTATTGTATGTATAGTCAAGGGGATGATAAGGTAAAAGTTTGCCTTCTAGTGTATCCCTTGCGATGAACGCACATGGATACGCCCCACTGTCTGCACTGACATAGAAGTATCCACTCTTTCTCGCATCACACCACACCGGATCAGAGTTCTTAGACTTTGGTTTTGGTCTACGAATCTCATCTTTTTGTTTAAACATCTTCAATGTTTCCAAGTTCACGGGGATATCACTGGCGATAGTTTCCTGTACCACTGGATTGTGTACAGTTTGTTTGGGGTGTTCGACATACTCAATTTCATCAATCCAGTTTGGTTTGATAAACGTTTGATCGTAAGTCTGCACTGTGAGTGTCACACCATTGTCTCGGAAGTATTTACATATCTCTTCAAAGTGTTCTGATTTGGTGGGGTCAGAAAGTTCACACATCAACGTCACCCAATTGACTCTATACCTGTCAAAAATTTTACGGATAGATGTCAAATTATGTTCATGGCCCGTCAAAAAAATGTCGTTGTAAGAATCTTTTGTGTCATTTCTCGCGGCACTTAACTGAACAAGAGCACCATCTGGGGCACCATCCTCGTACAGACCACGGTACATGTCAGAGTATTGTTCGCCGTGCATCTGAAAGTATTTTACCAACGTGTCATCGTCTGACATGTTGTCTTGTTTGAGTATTGACATCAATTCATCTTTTGGCATGATGTTGTAGAGTCTTTCAAACACTGCCTCATAGTCCTGTTTATAGAAAAGTTCCTTGAGGTTTTCTATGTAGTATCTCTTGTATAACTTCTGCGTGTCTGCGTCATCCGCATCCCAAAACAATCTCTGAATGCCGTAGAGTTTGACATTCTTCATAAACTCTTGTTTGATCTTTGGTAGTTCATTCTTGTACCACAGTCTGCGATACAATGCAAAACACTGCATCCAACTTACATTCCAGAAGTATCTTACAGGCCCGAGAGAGGATGCCTCTTCATACACAATTTTGTGTTGTCGAGAAATATATCTCTCCTTGTAAAAATCATAGATTCCATCTGCATCTTTGTTCCAGTATAAAGATTGATCACCCCGTTGCAACATCGGGTCATCCGGAAAGTCTGCCAAAAACTTTTTGTGCATGGATATCATATCACCAGTGTCAAAGATTTCTTTGATGATATCCTTGTGGTGCGGCTCGATCCTTCTGATGAATGTGAAGTTGGATATTTCTTTTTCTAATTCTGGGACAGACTCTTTGATCTCTGGGATTGTTCCCTTCAGTTGTTCTTCTAGTTCTGGGAAGTATTCGATCATCTGGTTTGTCAGAGATGTTAGATCATTCTCATTGACCATCTGCCGCAGTTTGTTTATGACACCCTGATCCATGTAGTTTCTTTCCAGAGTTTCATCTGTCATCGAATCAAACTGTGACCAGTTTTTGATACTGTCAAACTTGTCTTTGTACTTCTCCCAATCTTCTTTTATACGAGGCAGGTCTTTGTAGAACTTATCCACTAAGACATCAAAGACCACCTTGTGCATCTTGTAAACATATCTCTCTTTGTAAAAGTCATAGATGCCATCTACGTCTTTATTCCAATACAAAGATTCATCACCCTCTAATAACAGGGGGTCGGTGGGGAAATCTGCAAGAAATTTTTTGTGCATAGAAATCAGATCACCACCAAGTTCTTTGATAGTTTCTAGGTGTCGTGATTCTATTTGTTTCACAAACGGTTGATATGCGTTTGCGTCATTGATCAAAGTATCAATTCTATCAGTGTGTTTGTTCTTTGTGAAAAAGTTTTCTGGGAACTTGGGCATCCACAGTCTTTCAAACTCATTCTTGCCATACCAGTGTATCAGTATATTGTAGTCCTTTACTGCGTCTGGTTTGAAAAATTTCTGAACACTTTTGTTTGGCACAACAGGGACATCAAAGATACAAAACTTGGCGTCTTCTCTGTACAGATGTTCTGTCAAATTGTCTGGGTACGACTGGCCCCTGTTGTAAGAGTAAACCCAATCCGATGGCAAAAAAGACCAATAGTTGTCGCCGACCACATCGTGTTCTCGGTAGGGATAGTAGTTGTCCGTTCCCTTCCAAAATGTTTTGAATACGGTATCCTTGTGTTTTAGAACATCATTGTAAATTTTTTCACCCTCATCGTTGCACCACAACATAACACTGGAGTTGTAGAGACTGCCGCGAATGTCTTTGAATCGTCGGTCATGCAACACACTGGGGTCTTCCCAATGAGAATATAACATGTGGGGTGTGGCAGACAGTTCAAAGATTTCATCAATGTTGTTCTGGATCACAACATCCAAATCCAGATAACAGAATGGGCCCTTGGTTCGCAACCAATGATGAGAGTTAAGAACGAGAAATTTTGCCCGATCCCAACAATAGTTTTCTCGGCCAAACCAGTAGTCTGGGTGCAGGGGATCGACTCTAGGTATTGATCGAATGGTTATACCTTTGTCGATACCATCCGGATCATCGGTGTAACATATAAACTTGTGACGCTTGGTATAGTTCTGTTGAACCATTTTGCGTAAGTTGTTTACATACTCTGCGGAATACTTGTTACCCCATTTTATGCAGAGAAAGTGCATCATAATATTTTTGTCTCAAGTTGTGTCTTACTTCTTCTTGACCATTCAGAAGAACAATTGGATACTCGGGTTTTATCTGGTGTGCTCTGGGTGCGACATCAGTTTCAACGTCAACCCCACCGAGAAAAGAATATATCAATCCCCTTGGAAAAACACTCCCAAGGATATTTTCATGATATAAAAACCTATCGTCTCCACAATATTTAGTCATGAAATACTGGTCTTGTTTTTCAAAGGTGTCGTAGATATATTTTGCATTGTCATCTCTCCATGCCATCACACTGGAATTATACATACCTTTCCACTTTTGCATCCACGGATCATTCTCTGATCCCTTGCCCCTATATTGAGAGTCTGAATTGTGTTTGCGATTTGTGGTTGTCATCCTATCATCTTTCCAGTAGGTATAACAGATCGTCGGCCGAAAACACCATTCAAATAATTTATCCAAACTGCCCTGTATTATAACATCTAAGTCTAGGTAGAGGCAATCCCCAACCCAATCATGTTGAAACATTTTTATTTTTTCCCAGTGACCTTCCGGTTCTTCTATTCGGATTTGATGTATTTCTGGACGCAGATGTTTTGAGTTTTGATCGTCAACGATGCAGACATGATTGTACTGTTTTGTTTTGTCATAAATATAATGTACGTCATTCGCATCGTACTTTTCACCATAAAGAACTGTCACCACAGTTTTCATAATATTCTCTTTTTTATAAATAATCATAACTAAACAGGATATAAGATGGCTACCGTACAGAACATTACTATAGATCAGGGTACAACCTTTTCCTTGACATTGACTTTGACCAATGATGACGGCACAGCAAAAGACTTATCAGACTATACTGTGTCATCACAATTGCGAAAAAGTTACTACACATCTACTTATACAGCTTTTACAACAGCAACAGTAGACTCGACAGGGGAACTTACCATATCTTTGACTGCCGCGCAGACATCTAACATAAAGGCTGGTAGGTATGTATATGACATTGAAATATCTAGTAGTGCAGAAACACTTAGAGTGTTGGAAGGAATTGTAACTGTAACTCCGGAGGTAACGAAGTAATGGCAGTAACAGTAAGAGTATCTAACAGTAATGCTAGGCGGATATCAACAAACACGCCAACCGCCAGCGTTAGGTTAGGTACATCAGTAACAAATACTTCCAAAACTCAAACATCTACAACTCTTGATGGGTTGTCTGGAGTAGACCTTACGGGTGTAGCCAATGGATACACATTAGTTTATGATTCTGAGACCGGACATTTTGAGGCTGCCCCAGCAGCAGAAGTTGCCGCGAATATTCAGAACATTGATGGCGGAACATTTTAAAAAACTTTATTCGGAGAGAGATAAATGCCAACAACAATTCAGATCAAACGATCTACCGGACTGACAGCCCCCGCCACAAGCGATCTAGTAAATGGTGAAATGGCTTATGCACAGGACACATCGAATGATGGCGCTTCTGCAAAACTCTATATCGAATCGGTAGATTCTGGTTCAAATGCTGTCATTCACGCTATCGGTGGTAAGTACTACACCGACGAAGTAGATGGTGCTACTAACGCTAACACTGCATCCAAGATCGTTAAGAGAGATGGTTCTGGTAACTTCTCTGCTGGTACTATTACTGCTGCACTCACAGGTAACGTAACTGGTGATGTCACTGGTGATCTTACAGGTGATGTAACTGGTAATGTCACAGGCGATCTTACTGGTGATGTAACTGGTGACGTAACTGGTAATGTCACGGGTAATATCTCCGGTGCAATCACTGGTACAACAGTCTCATTTAGTACTTCACTGAGTGACGGTACTATTGCTGTTACTGGTTTTGCAGACGAAGACGATATGACTTCTGACAGTGCCACACTTATTCCTACACAGCAATCAGTTAAGGCTTATGTAGATTCTGTTGCCTCCGCCGCTTTCGATCTGGATTTTTCTGGTGACTCTGGTACTGGTGTTATTGAACAGGCAGAAACCCTTGCAATCACTGGTGACACTGGTATCACTACCACCGCATCTGGCAATGGTTTGTCAATTGACCTTGATGACACTGCTGTAACTGCGGGTTCTTATGGTTCTGCTACTGCGGTTCCGACATTCACGGTTGACGCACAAGGTCGTTTAACTGCCGCTGGTACTGCCTCAATCAGTACCTCATTCACACTTTCTGCTGACAGTGGTACTGATGATACATTTAACACAGGTGACACTCTGACATTTGATGGTGGTACTGGTGTAACGACTACCGTTAGTGACAACCAAGTTAGTTTTGCAATCGGTCAGGCTGTTGGAACATCTTCAGATGTAACATTTAATAGTGTAACTGCCGATCTGACAGGTGACGTAACAGGTGACGTAACAGGTGACGTAACTGGTTCTATCAGCGGTGGTACTGTTGCTGGTTCTACTGGTACATTCTCTGGTAACGTTTCTGTTGGCGGTAACGCTACTGTCACTGGTGACTTGACTGTAAATGGTACTACCACTACTGTCAACACCACAAACTTGGAAGTTACCGACCCACTGTTCAAGTTGGCATCAAATAACAACGCCGCTGATTCAATTGACGTTGGTTTCTATGGTTTGTATGACACTTCTGGTTCACAAGACCTCTACGCCGGTCTGTTCCGTGATGCGTCTGACAGTGGTAAGTGGAAACTGTTTAAGGACTCTCAGAGTCAACCATCAACAACAGTAGACACTGGTGCAACTGGTTACACTGTTGCTGGTTCTACTGGTACATTCTCTGGTAACGTTTCTGTTGGCGGTAACGCTACTGTCACT